CCCATGTCGAGCACGTCGACGTCAATTCACGGCGACATCGCAACGATGCGCAGTCTTTTGAGTCGTTTGAGACATCAGCACGCTGAGTCCAACGACCCAAACGTTTTGGCAACTATTCACCAGGTTAAGGCCGGGTTGGAGTTGCTTGAACGAGCTGCGGCACCGGCGGTGCGCCTTGTTGTCCCGGCCCCGGCCGCTGTACAGTTGACCCCTCCACTTGCCGCCATGCAACCTGCTGCCCCTGCGCCCGCGAGTGCCACTACGGTGGTGCCGCCTGGCGTGGCGTCAGCAACCGTCACCTTGCCTTGGGGTTCGGTGCCGGCTGGACACTCAGTTGTCCACCTTCCGGCTAACAATGATGATGATGAGCCTGCGATTGTAAATCGTTTGGAAGTTAAAGAAACGCGTCTGCAGCGTCTTGCTGAAAACCGCGATGCACCCGTCACAGCTCCTGTGTTGACGAGCTTGAGCACACTGGCATTGCCAGTTGCCACGCCTCCACTGTCGACTGGTAAACGTGCATTTGAGTTTAAGGCGAACGGGAGTTCTCCCTCGTCGTCTTCTAAACCTGCGGCCAAGGCTAATGTCAAGGCTCGATCGGGCCAGGCTGTATCTACTGCGTCTCCACTTCCCACGATACCAGCGTCCGCGCTGGGCTCGCAGCTCGCAACCGCCGTCGTGGCGCCGTCGGCTGTTCCTTCGGGAACTGCTCATGGAGCTCCGACGAGTGGGCGCGCAAAGGATTGTCGCTATCATGTACCTGGCGGGACCCCGTGCCGTCGCGGAGACGCTTGTCCCTTCAAGCCCGACACTACGGCACCAGTGGTTGTGGTCACAACCACGTCTGCGCCCGTTGCAATTCCAGCAGTGGTAGCAGTTGCACCAGCCAAACCAGTCGCCGATGGGCGCCCGGTGGTCAAACTGGATGTTGTTTTGGATGAGGCAGCTTTGTCGTCGCTTCGTTCTGCCTTTGCGGCCTTGCAGGTCACGAATGGCAGTACAAAAGCTATGCACCCTCATGCGGCATCACGTGCTGCGCGAATGTGTGCATATGCGGCTGCGACCAGCATGCTGAATGTGAAACAAACAATTGAGTTACAGGGCCAAATACGAAATGGCACGGTTACGGCCGTCTGCCGTCGCCCGTACTATGGTGAAGATCGTAACGATGAGGCGCATCTTTGTGATGATCGCACAGCTGAAGGTACATGCACTCACGAGCAAGGTCTCGTGTCCGGCTTGTATCCCACTCTGCTGTTGGTCGATTGCCCCGTCCCGGTCGATGACGTTCGTCGCATGTTTGAAACGTACCCGTGCGTTCAGACAATTGTGATGGTCAATCACATGTATGGTGCGATCGAGGGCACTGTTCTCAATCAGCGGTTTGTTTGGGCTGCGTGTCCCGACCCTCTGCCGGGAAGTTTCGGGCAGTACGTCGTGACCTGTCCAGGTTCATCCCCCATATGTGAGCCAGATGGTTTTTGGCTCGCGTCAGGGGCGCCTATTGCTGGCATGAAAGTCGAAGTCATTGCCGAGTTTCCTGCGGCGGCCTATGCGGTTTACCGCATTCGCCGAAGCAAAATTCGTGAAATTGACATTCCGGCCATGCCCGCCAATACCGTCCTCAAAGCTGGACCTGGCATTTACAGAACGGCGGGAATGACCGTTGCGATTCGAACACAGTCGATGGCGACTTTTGTGGTCGACGAACGGTACATCTCTGTTGTGCCAAAGGAGTTGCAGGAGGAACTCGCGGCGTCAGTTGGGCTATCTTGGAATGCCGCTGCACGCACTCGAGTTCTGAAACGCCTGCAGCGAGCACATACCACCTCCGATGCAAATGACATTGTTCTATTGCTCGGGGAGATCAAGCGACAGGAAGAGCGGCCATACATTGAGTTTGAGTACGCGCCTGCCAAAACTAGCTGGTTCCCGTGGTTTTCGTGGCTCTCGCCTAATCGGCGTTCCGTTGATGCACATCATAATGCACTTCGACAAGATGGTAGCGTCGAGGTCATTCGCCGGGGTGCAGTTTCCCTGGTCCTTGGAATTTCTGCAGGGCTTGTGTCAGCATTGCCTCTTCCTGAGCGCACCGTAGAGCGAACTGTGAGCGAAAGCCAGGAGCTTGGCCCAGGTGGCAAGCTCACTGTCAACCGTGTGTTCGACTATGAAGCGACATGGGGCATGTCATACGCTTGGTGGCATTGGCCGATTCGCGCAATCCTATTCTTTTTTGCATTTCTCTTGTTAATGCGCTCTGCTCGCGCTGAGGTTGTGGAGTGTCCTGTTTACGAACAGTACCTGCTCAACCCATTCGAGCCGATCGACTACACGGGACTGCTACCGCTCAACGCTGAGCACTCATTTGGTCTTCCTGGCTACGTATCACGTAAACCGCTGAAGCCTTTGGGTGAAAATTGCGGCGTTGTCGTGGCAGATTTCGTGGAGCATTCGAAACCCGATGCTCACAAGTTGTTTGCTCTTGGAATCGTTTGTGGTTTTGGCATCCCAACCGTTGCTAGCACCTGCCAGCAGAACTTCATCATCGCCGCGCGCAATCGGCAGTGCGCGGCGATGCCACCGCCTGACGAAGAGATCTTCCCAATTCTTGCTGCTGCCTTTTTGGAGCAGTTCAAGTGCCGCGAACTCTTCGACGTTAGTCCC